ATACTCAAAAGTTTTCAACTATAGCTGGTAGCCATTTAGGAGTTAGATTTTCACATTTGGAAAGAGGATTTGCCGAACCTGGGCACTCTATTGAATCCAAAATCAAGAATCTCGAAAAATCCCGAAAAAGTCTTGAAAAAGATTCTGAAGAATATACAACACTTACCGAAGAAATTAAAAGTTTGAAAACGCAATTACAACAGATGCGGAAAATACTTTCAGAAAACAAAACAATTTTCGAAATTCCTCCTGGACATGCTATCAGCTTTCCCCAGTATATTTTACATGAAATAGTAGCTAATCCTGTGGATCATTGGATTAAAAGAGTTTTTATTGGCTATTCGATCGATGTGTTGTCGAGACCTGTTTGGGATATTTCTAAACGTTTAAAAGAACAAGCAATTTTACCGCTTGGTAGCGGACAAGAACCTCCGATGTATAGTAAAAGTCATTTGAGTTATTACCAAACCAAAGCTTTTTACTTGTTTGGGTCTAAAAATCCGTTATACGGGAAAAACGGAAGCGATCCGATTGAGAAAAACTTATCAGAATGGTCTGTTGATACTTTTGTACCTGAATGCTTGGATCCAAAAAGAGCAGAAGCAGGAAAATCTCCGTTAGTTTATCGTTTTTTACCATCTTTAAAAACAATGAATTTGATGGTTTACCCTGAATATTCAGAAGAAGAATTGTCTATATACAAACCAACTCAATTGTACCCTTTAAATTTTGAAATAGAGGATATTGTAGACACCAAATTTGAAGACGAGAAACTTTATTTGCGTATCAAATGGAAAAATTATCCCTCCGAAGAAAATACATGGGAAACAATCGACGATCTGATATTTGATGGACACCAAAATATTTTCCCAATTTTAGAAGAAAGATACCCAATCGTGGCCAAAAAAATAAAGAAGACAAAGACAAAGAAGAAAGAGCAAGTAAAAATTAAATTTACAAAAACAAAAAGTGGAAATATTGTGGCAGAGGAAGAAAATTATAATTTCGTCTTCAAAGTGAAAGGGAATTTTTTAGAATTACATAACGCAGACCGTTATGGGGAGGGTGGTAGATGCACAAAAGTTTTAACAGAGGCAATATCTAAAATAATAGAAATGCACAAAAACATAAAATATCTACAATTAGTTCTTGCTAGTAATAATCCTGTAGCTGGATATTTTTGTTATAAAAATGCTGCTCTTGCTAACAATTTTAAACTAGTTGAAACAATCAAAGGGGAAAATGAAAGAAATGGTGTTTGGATAAATGAGTATAAAGATTTTTTAAAAGACAAACATAACATAGTAAATTTGAACCGTATCAGGTATGATAATTTGCGACAATATATTGAATATGAAAATGGAAAAATTTACGAAGATGTTGTTAAACATCGTAAATTACTGGAAGAGCAGAAAAATCTCGAAAAACAAAAGCAAAAAATAATTGGAGCTGTTCATTATATGTTTTTTATAAAATCATCTAAAGAAAAATGGCGACCCGGGGTTGAAGCAGGACAAGCTCTTTTTGCTTCCTCCGATCCTAGTGATTTTTCCATTCATTTATTTCTGTACGATACGGTCATTTCTCACTTGGCTTCTGAATATAAGCCACCCAAGAAAAGAAAAAGCGGGGATGCTAACACGCGCTGGGGAGAAAAACCAGTAGTCATGGAAAACCTTGTCGAGAATGACCTTTGGTGGCGCGAAACGCTACCTGAACTCCTCAAAGAACGCGGATACATGAACAAAAACGACATGCGGACTTTGTTGGCATGGAAATGGGGTCGTGGTCAATTTCGACCAGGACGTACTAAATTTGAGAAAAATAATACAGATAAGTCAGTCGTAGACGCTACCAAAGCTTGTTTAAAAGCTGCGGCTCCTCTCGGTGAAGATCTTCATAATGACAAAATTATAAATGAGACCATTAAATCAGCAGTAAAAGCAGCCACAGTACTGTCGCAAGTAGGCCCAGCTACGGTTACAGCCATTTTGGCGGCTCAATTCCCAGAAACATGTCCTTTTTATTCGGACGAAGCCATGGAAAGCGTAGGTATGTATAGAGAACCATATACACTATCAAGATATCTACAGTTTGCACAAGCGCTCCGCGAGAAGGCAGCAGAATTAGGCGAAGACTGGACAGCTGAAAAGGTGGGACGAGCACTATGGGCAGCTTCCAAGGCGCGCGCTATTGGGTTGACTTTAGGACCCGATTTTTCGTCGGAAAGTGAGATAGAACAAATTTCGGAAGATGAATTATCGGACGATGATTTGTTTGACGATTGAGTTGTTTTTAGAATTTTGAATTATTTACGTATTAAGTAAAATGTCGAATCAAGTAAACTATTGTACTATGAATCAACTTGATCATTATATTGGAAATGCGCCTTGGTGTTTTTCTGTTGATCGAGCAAAAAGCTTTCCTTCTGATCAATTTATTTTGCAACCTCGTTACTCGGAAATTCGCGAGAATTATCGTTCGGCTTCTAGACAAAGAGCTGTTAGAGATAGATCAATGGCAAGATACCGAACAAATGATTATCACGTATCTGAAATGCAACCCTATGAAATTCCTTGTTCAACGTGTAGAAGATAATTTTAAAGATATTCTTTAAAATTAAATCTAAGCAGTCCCTGCGTATTTTTCCAAGCTATTTAACATATATCCTTTAACCTTATTTGGGTCAACGGGTCGAAAATTTTGAGATATTAAAGTAAAAAACAAAAATTCTACTACCATAACTAAGAAAAGTAAAAAGGCAACTTTCAAACCAACTTCGGAATATTCAATTCCCTTGCTTTTTCCGAAACAAAGCCACCAACAAACGCTAGTTATAACTCCAACACAAAGGGTAACCGTGAGCATACTTACTGCTTGATGAAATAACTTATTATTACTTTCAGTTACTTCTTTATCTGCTTCACTCGAATCGGGAAGTTTTGCGGTTTTCACATTATTTTGTAATGTTTTAACAGACTCCGGGGATATCTCATTTGCAAAAAACACAAAATCGCTGGTAAAATCCTTAACTAAAATATCCATTTGATTATCAATGACTTTGCGTTCAGTATAACTTCCGTATGTAAAGAAAAAAATTCCCACGAAAGCCGCGTAAACGCCAATCATCAAAAATGTAGAAATTGCGAACTCTGTCCAACTCATTTTTTATTATTAATAAATGTATTTTTCTCGACACACTTCGGAAGATTTAGGATTATTAATTGCTTACCTGTCATTAATTGGTATTTGGTTTGCGATACCCTCTGTAAATTTATTATTAGCAAAGGATAAACGCTATCCAATAGCTTTAGCGATTCTAGGAATAATTTGTTTGGCATTGATCGTTGCATACATTTATAAATGGGAAGCTTTATTTCCACCGCCAGCAGCTTTAGCTGGCAAAGAAAATTATTATTTGGCTGATTACGACAAAGTCAAATGGTGTAAATGCAAACCTGGTATAGGCATAGTCTCTGTGTAAAATGATTTGTTATTCTCAATTTTATTATTGTATGACGATGACCGAATCAGAAAAAATAAAGTCTCTAGAACAAAAGTTAAAGAATGAACGCAAAAAATGTCGCGCATTACGAAAAGAAAATAAACTACTATGGGAGAACGTAAAAAAATATGCGTGTTGTGTGCATATAAACAAGCGCAAATTTTCGCTCGAACCGCCTTTAAACCCCGGCAAATATCATTTACCCGATGAAGGTAAAGCTGGACATGCGTTTTGTTTAAATTGCGACAGTTTAAAACCTTTGTATTTAGGAGAAATTACAAATGATGAAATGCATACTAGATGCGTATGGATATGCACGAAATGTTGCGATGTAGAAGGTTCCTGTTCATTTGGACCAGAATTCAAAATATTATGCACAAAATGCTTGAATAAAAGAAAAAAACTAAAAGCTAAAAAGGATGAAGAAAAATGGAGATTGGAAAGAGCCAGGATAGATAAATTAAATGAAGATCACAATAATCGATTATTATTAATGCCTGTAACCAAAAAGCGCAAAAAAGAAAATGATACAACAAATAACGACGATAGAATATATGCCACTGATCCAAGATTTAGAGCTTATAGTCCAGTCTACGATTAGAGAACTAAAAATGATTAATATCATTGTAACTTGAATAAGTTATAATATGTACAAACTATCACAAAAAGAAAAGAGCTTACTTGAATTAATGGATATGGCAGTAGGAGCTAAATCAGGTTTTACTTGGAAGTCGTTGGCTGTTTCATATTCCGATCCCCCAGAGTCATTAAACAATGGAAATTTCCAAACTTTTAGTATTGGTTCTACAAAATTCAAGGACGGATATATAACAGAAGACTGGTTTGGTCGATTATGTAGCATAGCTTCTTTAATGTCGGAAACTAAACCTATCATCGCACAGGATTTTGCTAAGGATAGTAAAAAGACGGATAAGATGTCTTTTGCATTCTGTGGGGAAACTTTTTTTGTTTCAGAAAACGTTGCGAAAAGTGGTCTTAAATTTTTGGGCAAGTATAAGCTCGTCGTTAAATTTATCGATGACGAGAGGGGCTACGGTGGTGAAATAATAGTTAATAGTAAAGATTTTAAGGCATTTGTCGAAGATATGAAAAAACAGCTCGAATGAGTTAAATGTTTCAATGGAATATTTAGTATATTGATACATATGTATCAATATAAATTGAATTATTTTAGAAGTTTTAATCAGTATAAACATGAAGTCTTTATATTATTTATCAAATACACAAGGTATAAAAGTGTTTCTACATAATAACGTTTTATTAGGGACAACAACTGGATATAGTCTAAGACCTAATGGTACTAAAGAGTCAATTGGGGCCATTCAAATCGAGAAAAATAGTTCGGGGGAAACTCTTTGGTTGTCTGGATATGGAAGTTTAGTTTTTTTGAATGGCTGGACCAGTCAAAACTGTGAAAAAGTCATACAAATTCATTACAACAGAAGTAACCCTCAAGAGGAAGATGGCAATTCTTTGTATTCTTTGAAAGCATAACTTTTGGGGTCTTTACTTTCGTCTAACTTGGCTAAAATTTCGGATATTGTACTAGTAGCGCTTTCGTCTTTTGTACCCGAAATCTCATGATTTCGAGTATTTACAACTGGATAAAGACTAATGTAACTGTGTAAAAATTTGTAAACCATTTCATCAACAGTTGCATTATGTTTGTTTATCACAAAATTAGGAGTATAGTTATAACTATCCCCTTCGACAGGTTTAATCATAACTCTCATCAAATTGTTCATCCCCTTTCGGTTTATTAAATATGCACTACAACCATTGAAATAACCCTTAACTAAAGTGTTGGGAACTTTATCTATTTTTGAATTTAAATCCTCCAACAACTCTGTATTTGTATATCTAAGCTGTATAACTTCCCAATGTTCTTGAAAGGGTTCTGGTATACTTAATATTATTTCGTTAATTTTCTCAAAAATTCTTTTGAAATTCGTTAAATCAACATTGTCTTCACATATTAAAGCTATTTCATTACCATCGAAATAAGCTTGGTGTATTGCTTTTATATGAGAAGAGATGCGATCAACGATTGGTATGTTATGCTGCGTTGCTTCAACGCGGTGATTTAATATTTTTTGTTTAAAGCAATCTTTAAACATTGTCTGACGTTCTTCGACAGACTCTTTTTTGTTAATCCAATAAACGGGTAGCATTTTTTCAAGAAGAATTAAATGTATAAGTTGCTGTTTTGATTAATTTTTAATTAAAACAATAATTTAAGGCTTTAGTGTAGTTGATCACGTCCCGGGCGCCACATATGTGTACGCTGAGGTCCAGGCGCCGGCTCTCCCATGTAATTTTGGATAGGATCATGGATATCACCAGTTTTGGCCATAATCTTGACAAA